AGTTACTGGTTCTGGGTGCAGGTGCTGCACTACCCCCTGGTGCAGGAGATTCACTAGGGGGTGAACCTGCTGCACTACCTTGGTGAATCTTCTGCACTACTCCTGGTGCAGGAGGTGCACCACCATCAAGAGTCAAAAAGTAAACGTTGGACGAGTTGCCCTTTGGTCCACCCTTCCGAATTTCCTTGCGGAGCAGTCCCGACTCGCATAAGGCGGTGATGTGGTTCATGACAGAGCGCTTGCTGATCTCGCATTGGTCGGCGATGTGCTGATAGGACGGCCAGCATTCGCCAATATCACTGGCATTGTCGGCCAGCTTGATCAGAACCAGCTTGCGCAACGGATTGCCGACGCGAAGCTTCATCGCGGCGACCATAAGACCCATGCTCATGCTGCACCCCCGGCGAGGACACGGAAATCTATGGCCTGAACGCCTTTCCAGCTATTGCAGGACATGCAAAGGGTTTGAAGATTATCCAAAGATGCCCCGCCGCTCTTGCTCTCAGGAATAACGTGGTCGGCCCTCAAACGCATCAGCACCGAGCAGCCGCAGCGCAGGCAGACGTGACCATCGCGGGCAAATACCCGGGCGCGTAAACCTGAAGGAATCGGCTTCTTCTTAGTCCTGCGGCGAGGGGGTTGCACTGGCGGTTGATAAGCACTGACGTGCCCCATGCGATTCGGGTTCCACTCGCGACCCTTTTCAGTGAGTCGAAAACTTTCGGCACATAGCTCAATCAGTCCTGCGTCTCGCAGGGTTTTCAGCAGGCGGTAAGCGGTGTCGGGCTTGTCGGTGAGTAGCGGCAGTTCGTCAACGATCTTGGCCTTACTCAACGCGAAGTAGATCCCGGTGTCCGTCTTGATTGGATTGGCCCAGCTCGGGCACTCGTAGACGAAAGCGAACAGCAGGGCTTGCTGAGAATTCAGCCCCCACTCCAGCGCCTTCGCCTGATTGATCGTGACGGTGTATTGCATTTCAGGCCTTCCCGACCAGTGCTGCCAATTCGAGGAAGCGATCGACGTACCAATGAGGCTGCGTCTCGCGGGGGGATTGGGGATTAGTGAGGTTCTTGCCGAAGCTCATGCCCTTGTCGGTCACGCACCAGAAGTCGACCATCACCTGCTTGGAGTTCTTACGCTGGAGTTGCTTGAGGAAACCCTTTGCGGCCAGCGCTCGGTTGAAGGCTGCTGCGGTGCTGGCGATGCCGTGATCTTTGATCAGCGCGGTAACGGCCTTGGTCGGCATGGAACTGCCGTCGGTGGCATCTGGTGCTGCGTCGATGGTGTAGCCGGGCAGGAAGCTTGACTCCAAGCCATTGTTCGCGGCGATCTTGGCCAGCATCATCATTTGGCTAGACGGCGCCGGTTTCAGCAGGAGCGTGAAGCACTCCATGATCGCCAGTTCGCCGACAACCTTCGAGCAGCTGGGACCGGACACTTCGAACTTGCCGGTCTTGCGCACGCTCGGAAGGACTTCGCCCACCACCCATTCTTCGAAGCGCTCGGCACCGACGAGCTTGGAGCGCATCACTAGTCGATACACATCGCGCTCTGGAATAATGGTCATGAAACCACCACCCTGTTTCGGGGTAGTGGTCGCGGCCTTGCAGTGGCGGGATACGGCGTTCTCTGGCTTTGCATAACCAAGCGCATCGGCCACATCACGGGCAACAAACCACGGATCTCCAAGTTGATCGGTAATGACCCGAATGGCACCACCGTCGAAGTCGAAAGGGATAACTGAATTAGTGCGCGACACGTTTTCGTTTTTTGAAAAACGTGTCGCGACATATGGCGGGGTATTGCTTGAATTAGGTTGTCTCTGCATAATCGGCCTCATCAAGTTGTAATGAATTAGCCGGGGCGCAATCCCGGCTTTTTTGTGCCTGGGATTCAGGCGATTTTCAAATTCGGTCGGTGCTTGGCGAGCAGTGCTTCTGCCTTCCGGCCGAGCTCCCCTGCCCGCGCTTCAACTTGGCGGCATTGCTTGGCGAACGCCGGCAGGTGCGGCAAGTCCGCCTCGCACATCACTTGGTCGTCAAAGACGTCGCTGCCGGTGTCGATCACATCACCCAGCGCGCGGATCAGTGCGCCGAAGCTTCTGTTCGCGCATTGGGAACTTGTCATCTGGCGGGCGCCGATCAGCCCGTGGCGGCCGGCCAGTTCGTTGATGCAATGATCACGGAACTCCGGCTCCAGAGCATTCACCCACGACTCTTCCAGCCAAGACGGCATTTCCTGATCACCAGACAGCCAGCGCTGAACACGTTTGAGCCAGCGGCCGGTCGCCTTAATGAATTCACAGGCGTCTTTAGTCAGTTCGGGAGAATTGAAGTCCGGGACCTCTTTCTTCTTCGCTCGCTCTGGAATCGACAGATACAGCTCACGACTCAGCGCCTGGGCGAAATCATCCTGGCTCAGGCTAGTGCGTGCGATCTGGTTTGCCGCGTGCGCGACCAGCACCTGATCACGGGTTTGGGCGCTGTGTCTTGAACTGGACGTTTCCATGGGGACTGCTCTCTTCTAATCTGGCTTCAATGGATCGGCGGACAGGGATGTCAGGCGGCCGACTGGGAGCGCTTTTGGCGCATGCACAGCTCACGGGCCGTCACCTTTCCGCCGGTTAGTTCCTCAGCCTTGAACGCCTTTTCGGCCCCCATCGGGTGAATCCCGGCCACCCAGTACGAAACTGCCGCCTGGGAAACGTCGAGAGCCAAAGCTGTTTTGGTTTGCCCGCCGAAGAAATCGACGAGCTTTTCGATAGGGGTCATACGAGAGCCCTCCTGATAAGCCTGCTTATATCCTAAGTAGAAGGACACTTATTTGCAAGCTGATAAGGGAACTTATAAATTCCAGCGCATGAGTACACTTGCCGAACGCATAAAATCCGCGCGGAGTCATGCCAAGCTGACGCAGAAGGCCCTAGCCTTAAAGGTAGGGGTCGAGCAGCCTGTGATTTCGCAACTTGAGACTGGAAAGAATCTCCAGAGCGCACATCTGCCAAAAATTGCGCACGTGTGCCAGGTCAATGCCATTTGGCTATCTGACAATATCGGCCCCATGACAGGTGGACGCTCTAACGACTCCAACATTGGAGAAGCTCGCCAGCCAATAGAGTCGTTCCGTTACCCAGTGATCAGCTGGGTGGCTGCGGGGGCCTGGGCCGAAGCAGTCGAGCCCTTCCCGCCTGGATTCTCCGATCGATATGAGCTTTCTGACTACAACTCAAAAGGTCCGGCTTTCTGGCTTGAGGTCAAAGGCGACTCTATGACCTCGCCGGTCGGGCTGAGCATTACCGAAGGCACGTTGATCTTGGTCGACACCGAAGCAAATGCACAGTCAGGGAAACTGGTAGTCGCCAAGCTGGCGGATAGCGATCAGGCCACATTCAAAAAACTGGTTGATGACGGCGGGCGGCGCTTCTTGAAGCCGCTTAATCCTGCTTATCCTATTGAGATGTGCGCAGAGAACTGTCGGATCGTCGGCGTTGTGGTCAGGGCATTGCAGAAGCTGTAGTCATCTAGCGCGACAGGGGTTTGTAGGCGTTCTGGCTCGAGGATTGGATGGGCATGGCGCACTCACTTCAATACCAGATAAGGGAATCCGTTCGCGCCATTGAGATTGAGGTGGGGAAGCTGCTCGATTTGGCCGCAACGCTTAAAGGCGCTGGGAATGATGACTTAGCTGCGGCTGTGTCCATCCAGGCGGATAAGCTTCTTGAGGCCGCAGTAGCGCTGAGAATTGCTATGGCTGGCTGAATGCTGGACTGGCGTGGCGGGGATTTGTAAGGGATGACGATGGTGCTCAATAAACCAGAGCAAGACCTGAAACGCGACCTCCAGGGTGTCACATCTGACCTGAAGTGGTCCACCATCGAGATGATGCGAATCGCCGAGCGACTGAGCCTGGCCGGGAATGAGCCAGATGCTCAAGCCATGATGCGCACTATCACAATCTTCCATAGCGATAAAGATCGGCTCGACGCCTATGCAGATGAGGAAGGACGGAAAGATTGTGCAAGCCCGCCTGGAGTAGATGGCGCGACCAGAGGCCTCACACCTCCCAAGCTATCGGATTCTACTAAATTATGCAGGAAACTCACCCAGAACAAGGAGGTCGTATGAGTGTTGGACAAGTACCCTTCAGAGGTGTTTTTGCTCCTAAGAAGCCTTTGAAGTCCACTCAATTGCAATGCAGCGCGTGTGGACTAGACTTAACCCATAGGTTAATCTCTTGAGGCTTTTGGTGCTTGAGTCTGCCGCATGGACCGTAGCTGCGGTTCAAGAGGCCTGCGACGGCGGGAGGTACTCGTGCCCCCTGACCGAATCATTTGGCTCCTTGGGACCCAATTATGAAAAGTCTTTGGCTGGCATGATGAGTCTTTTAGAAAAGTTCTCCGTACATGGCAGGAAGATGCTAAATGATGGGATTTGTCATGAAGTGGATGAGGGCGAGAAGATTTTTGAGTTCATTAAGGGTGACCTTAGGGTTCTCTGGTTTTATGGAAAAGGAAATAAAATCATTATCTGCTCGCACTGCTTCATTAAAAAGACTAGGAAAACGCCAGGCACCGAGAAGAGCATTGCGATTGCCAGTAAACGCGAATACTTTGACCGTTTAGATAAAAAAATCGAAGTACCGCTGTTTTTTGAAGAATGAAATTATCGGGATTACATCATGACTAGTTATTCAGAACTGAAATCACAAAGAAAGGAAGGCTTAGATTTCTGGCTTGAATCTGCAAAACAAGACTTCATGATATCGGTACACAATATAATGAAACTAAAGGACATCTCGAAATCCGAGCTAGCGAATAGCATAGGATGTTCGCAGCCCTACATTTCAAAAGTAATTAAGGGCGATGCCAACTTCACCATAGAAACAATGGTTAAAATCTCTAGAGCATTAGAATCCAAACTATGCATTCATCTTGCAGGCATTGATGATCAAATTAGATGGATGGGAGTAGTTGAC